TACTGAGATTCTTATCCAAGCCGATTCTGATATGAATCGGTTGGCTTTCAGTGAGATCGAGAATGGTGCTGACGGTTGGTTTGATTTGGTTAGTAAAACTGCTGAACAGCGTGCCGATATTCATCGTATTGGTAATAGGGAAATTATTTTAGATACTGCTTTTCATACTGGTTTCAAACCTATGGGGACTATATTTCAAGGTCCGAAACAAATGGTTGAGTCCATGCAGGCAGCGGAGCGGTTCGTTGCTCGTGGTGGAGCTAAAGCGTTTTTCCGTAAGTACGACAAGTTACACAACTTGTTGCGTGGCTACATGATTATGAAACCTGGGTTTCATGGCAGAAACTTTATGTCTGCCGTGTTTATGAATCATCTGGCTGGTATGAACTGGTCGTCGTATCGCAGGTTTATGCGTGCGTATTGGAAGTTCCAAGAGGAAGAAGCTGTGCGTTTGGGGATGCCTGATAGGGCTTCCAAGATGCGTAAGGCGATGAAGGCTCGCGGTATTAACCCCAGCAATGTAAGCGCTGAACATGTTGATTATGTTCGTCAGTTAGCTGATTCGGGGGCTTTGGGGGGTGCTGGCGCTCAGGTTGCCAGTGAGTTTGTCGATACTGGTGCCCGTAAGGGAAGTAAAGCGTTTACTGTCAAAATCGGTGGTAAGAAAGTTGATTTGTGGGGTGCAATAAATCCTACTTCTTCTCAGAACTTACCTTTGAGGCTGTCTAAAAACTTTGGTATGGCTACGGAAACTTTTGTTCGTGGTTCTCTTGGGTTTGACACGTTGTTGAAAGGTGATTCCGTTGATTCAGCTTTCGAGAATGTAATGAAATTCCATTTCGATTATGACGATTTGTCGGACTTTGAACGAAATGTTGTTAAGAAGGTTGTTCCGTTCTATACGTGGACTCGGAAAAACTTGCCGTTGATGTTTGAGATGGCTGCTCGTCGCCCTGCGGTGTTCAATAAATACAATTCGTTTAAGAAAGAGATGGAGTACGGACAGGAACGTCCAAAAGTTATTCCTCAGTGGATGGAACGACAAGGAGCTATTCAGACTCCTTGGAAGTATGACGGGGAGAACATGTTTATTCTTCCTGACATGCCGTTCAAGGCTCCGATGGAGCTTCTTGAACCGTCATTGCGTTTCACGACCGAGGACAGCGCTATGGATCGCATACAGACGGCTATGGCTAGTTTCGGTACGCAGATCACTCCGTTGATTAAAGCTCCGTATGAGTGGAAGGCTAAACAGAATCTTTGGAAGGGATACAACTTTGATGGGGGGTATGAGGTTGTGCCCCGTGCGTATGCAAAGGTTCCTTTCTTGATGGATCTGTTGTCGTTGCCTGGGATTGCGGCGAAGAACAGCAAGGGCCAGTGGGCGATGAAGGATTACGAGCTTCACGCTATTGCCCAGTTGATGCCGACGTTGAGTGATTTGCGACGCTTGTACCCTGACGAGGAGCGCTATCAGAAGCGTGCTGTGTCTACTTGGATTTCGTTTATGTTCGGCGCTGGGTTGCGCACGAACACTAAATGGGAACAGGATAAGGAACTTCAGTCTCGTTTGTATGAGATGCGTGATGAAATGAAACAAGAGCGTTCTTTGTCGGGTGCGAGACTGTAGGGACGAACTACCCTATGGGTATGCAGTTCATTTCCCGTGACGAGTGGGGGGCCATTGACTCTGGTAAGAGGTTAAGCGAATTTCGCCGTGTCCCCATAGGTGTCGTTGTACATCATACGACTGGTTCTGCGATAGCCCCTTGGGATCGCATCCGTCAGCATGACAAGTACCACGTTAAGACTCGGGGCTGGCGTTCTATCGCTTACAACTGGTTGGTTTCTGGTGAGACTGGCGAGATCTTTGAGGGTCGTGGTTGGAAGCAAGGTGCAGCTACGAAAGGGCAGAACTCTAAAACAACTTCCATTTCCTATATTGGTTCGGGTGACGATCTAACTGAGACAGGGAAGGAGGCGATTCTTACCGTCGTAGAGGCAATGCGGAAACAGTATGGCGACCATTTGTGGGTCAAATGTCATAGAGATTTCGGCACCACATATTGCCCTGGAGACGGTTTAGCGGACTGGATTACATCTGGGATGCCGATGACGGATACGCCTACTGCTTTGGATTGGGATGTTCGGTTGGAAGAGATGGAATCTTTGGGGGTGGATTTCCGTCGTAAACCTTTGCACCGTGGGTCTAGGGGGAAGAACGTGGCTACTTTGCAGGCACGTTTGAATGAACGCATTAACGCACAGCTTGTGGTGGACGGCATTTTTGGTCGTGCAACCCAGAAGGCTTTGAAGGAATTTCAAGCTAACTTTCCTATTCGTAAAGATGGGGTTTGCGGTCCTGTAACTTGGCGTTATCTGTGGACTGTTTAAGGAGATATTTTGTTTAACATAGATTTTTTGAGAGACACATTTGAGCGTGGGTTTTCTACGTTCTGCCAGGGATTTGTAGGCGCTATGGCTGTTCCTGGTCCTGACTGGACGGACTCGTTGAAAATTGGTGCGGTTGCTGCTGTCATTGCTATTGGTAAGGCTGTTGCTGCGACTCGTGTCGGCGATTCGCATTCGGCTTCGTTGGTTGACTGAGGTGTCTGCTGAGGAAGATGAAGCCGAGTGGAATGAGTGGAGCGAAGAGTACGGCTATCTGGCCTCAGAAATTTATACTGACATAAAGAACACGTCACACATTTTGGATGTGTCTGATGGGAATCATGCCAAGTGGCATGATGATTCGTTGGCTGTGATGTTGGTTCTTCCGTTTGAACATGCGATGGCGTTTTCTGCTGAGTCGATGATGAACGATTTTGAGAACAGTCCTTTGCATAGTCATGTGTTTGCAATAATCAGTGGCCTGATTCTTGCGTCGGCTGATGCTATGGATGATTCAGACTACGAAATAGATGAGTAGAAAACTTAAATAGTCTCTGACGATTGGGTGTTTATCTAATGCCCGTTTGAGTTTTCTTAGGATGTAGTCACGTTTACGTGCCACTGTTGTCTTGGGTAGCTGAGTCAGCCGTTCGACTTGTCTCAGGCTAAGACGCTCGTACAGGAGAGCGTTTAGTAACCAAATTTCATCTTCGTCTAGTTCATCGAAGGCATCTAATACTGCGTCGTGTAGCTGTATGCGTTCTTCTAACGATTGTTCGATAGGTACGTGAGGGGCTGCTTCTTGAAGGGCTTGCATTTGAGTTGCTTTAGGACGGTTGTTGACTGAATACAACCATTTCGATGTAAACCCAAGAGGATCAAAGGGAAATTCCTTCTTGGCCATACACCCATGCTACGTCTGCTGGAATTGCGTAGTATTCCTTACCTTCAGGAAAAACTTTTATTTGAGATTGAAGGCATAAGTCTCTGACTGTATGGAATCTGAGGAACGTGTGGCGTTCAAAGAAAGAGTCGTACAGGAACAGTAGGACTTCCATTTGTTCATGCCACCAAGCCAAAGATTGCAGTTTGTCTAGTTTCATGTGGACTTCCTGGCTGCGTCCGAATCCCTGTACTTCTACTAAATAGTTTTCTGTGAGGTAGTCGGGGGTGTAACAGATTTGTGTGGGTACTTTGTCTAGGCGGAAGGGTGGCCTGTTCAGGCCGTAGCGTGCGTAAGGCCACGGTGCTACTTCTTCAAATTTCCCTTCCGATTCGTCACCCATTTTCTTTAAGCGTTCAGAGAAATCTAGGTCTTGGAACTTCATTTTTTTTCTGCTTCTATCCAAACTACATCTCTGTCATTTAAGATGACGCCTGCTTTTTGTAGCCCGTCGGCAGCTAGTTTGACGTAGTTGTCTAGGTCGCCTCTGAGTTTGGGTTTCTCCCAGTCGGGGAGGGGTGTTATTTGTGCGATTGTTTCTTCATTGTTGAAGAACAATCGCAGCTTCACTGGCCCATCGAACACAGGGAAGTCGTCGCCTACAGCTTCTACGATACGGTTTTCTGCTTCGACGGTTTCTTTGGGTGTGTAGGCACGTCCGTTGCGTGTCATACGTGGACGGCCCTTTGTTCGGGGCCGTCCTTCTATGACTATTTCATACGTGTCTGGTTGCTCTTTTTTGGGCATCGTCCACTAGCCGTTCCATTTGTCGGTCGCCGTCGCGCCGTCCCATGAACTTGGGACCTTCTTCATACCATCTTCCTAGTTGTGAATCTAGGTCGTTGGTCCATGACATCACGTCTCCTCGGTCAAATCCTGATTCAAACATTGCTCGGGCGAATCGGTTTAGAAATCCGTGTCGCCCTCTGCCTGCTCCGTGTTGTCTGTAATATTCCACTGGCCCGTTACGGTACATCATTAACGCCAGTCCTCGTAGGCGTGAACCGTCTATTCGCATGAGTGGTTCTTTGCTGTAGTCTCGGGGTGGTGGAATATCGGGTTCGGGGTCTTGGTATAGCTCTGCTGCTCTTTCTAAATCTTCTAGTGTCGTTCGTTCTGCTTCGGCTTCTATTATGAAATCCCAAATGTCGTATGTTTCTCCCGATTCGGGGTTCCATAGGTCAAACTTGAGCATTATTTGTCGCCCGTAGGGTCGGTTCCCTCCGTAGGGGAGGCGTATGTAGTTTCCTGGGGGGCCGTCTAGCCAATCCGATTTGGGGTATACAGCGTCATAGTCTCCGCCTGCGAGTTGCATTACTCCTTGTAATGCTTTACGCATGAGGGTGACGGGTATCCATTCATCTGCGAATACCCATACGTGGTATCCCTTGCTTCGGGATCTTTCTAACCATGCTGTGATGCCGAGGGCAGAGAATAGTTTGACTGCGTTTTTTGCTATGACTTCTGAATCAACGTCGCCTTCGTCTATGTCGATGGCTCCCCATGTGCACATCCATAGGTCACGTTCCATGTCAGGGTAAATGGGTCTGGGATCTGCGTCTGGGTCCGACTGTATGAACCCTGCTGGGCCGCTTCGACGTTTCAGGGGGTCGTAGACCATCGGATAGATTCCGATCATCTCAGAGCCTTCCAGGTGCCTCTCTAACAGTTCTGTTGAAACTGGTGCCCAGCGGCAACCGCCAGAGTCGGTGCCATAGGCATGGGGGAACCCTTGAAAGACATTACCGAACGAATTTGCTGCTGCTTCATCCATCGAACGTACCTTGTTCCCATGAAACTCCTGGTTCCAGAATACGTCCGCTACTGTCTATGGTGAGGTTTACCTCAGCTTTTTCCCCATCCCCAGC